AAGTCAATACCCCTACGCATTGCCCACGCCTGGGCGGCTGCCCACTTGGCATCGTTCTGCATCTTTGCAACGGCATCGTTTGAGTTGCGGGCGAATCCTTGGTCAGCCTCATGTAGTGGTTTGATCTCTATCAGTTTGGTAGTAGTCTGCCCGCCCTTCTGTACGAACGTCACTAGGAAGTCCGGTAGGTAAAGCGATTGCGTCTTGTTGGCTTTGGTTGGGTTGTTGTATGGAATCTTTACAGGCTCATATGACCACTTGAGTACGTCCGGGTGGTTATCACAATACCGCATGAACTCAAGCTCCCACGAGGACTTTGCCACAATGGGGAATAATCCATCATACTTCTCTGGATTCTGCGGGGTGAATTTTGTTCGGATTCCTCTTGCCATAATTACAACGGTCTAAATGGGCGGTTTTCTGTTTCGTCTATTTCTATTACTGATTCCGTTGCGAGTCTCTTTAATTCAGCTTGGTCATTGGCTCCTTGGCGTGCTTGAATCTCCAACTCACGTATGGCTATTATATCCGATAATGCCCCACCATTCCTCTCCAGTTCTTCTATGGATTCCCTATAAGAGTCTGCTTCGGCATTTAGTTTAGCGTGCATGACTGTTGCCCTGTTATGAATATCTTGCCACTGGTCCCTGTTCCTTCCATTAACTATTAAATTAGACGGGTTCGGCATCGTTTGTTCTGGTGTACCAGCATCAGCGGCGGCCATCTGCTTCTTGGTGTTTTCCACAGCACTCTGGGTAGCCGGTGCTGCCTGCTCGGTCTTCTGCCGCTCAGAAACCACAGCCACAGACTGGTTGAGTTCTGCGTTGAGAGCCTCCAGTTTGTTGTTCAATGCAGTCTTCCTGGCATCCTGCTCCGGGGTTGATCCACTCGCTGTTTGTGTGGAGATTTCCGTAAGCTCACCACGAACGGTTTCTATATCATCCTCAATCTCAGACGGGGGTCTGAGATTGGGTGGCACAATGTTCCCTGGTCCCAATACCACTTGTGGGGTGGTGGTCTCCGGCATAGGCGTCATCGGGTTCGGTGATGTCTTGGATACCGGCACCGAATTGTTCTTCTGATCTTCCATCTTACCGTGATACCCGTCGAACAGGTCGGACGTTACCTGATCCGGTGGTCGAACCCCGGTCAGAAGCTCAACTGCATCCGCAACCTCAGACGTGCTCCTACCTAATGCAAAATAGTAGTTCTCGTACTCGAAGTTGACGGTCACCTCAACTTTGGATGTCCTATCTTCAGTATCCAGCCCGTCGTGGTTGATTGCGGTGAACACCGGACGGTGGAAATAATAAATGTTGACAGAATTTGGCTCGGTTCCCAAATCGTATATCACGATGCTGTTGAAGAAATGCCTTTTGTAGTTGGGCTTCAACTTGAGACCCATCGAGTGCCTGGAATTCATATGACTGCGGGGCTCATCGGTTTCGGCATTCGTTATCAAGTGGTTGTACCCCACATTCGGCTGATCGTATGAAAATGCATCCGAGCCAAAAGCGGTATTGAAATTCGGTGGGCGGACTGGTCCAACACTGCTCGTGTTACCATCCGTCAATAATACTGACCCAATGTCGCCGGAGTGGGAGTAAAAGTTGATGTACTCCTTGATCAGGGCTGCCGTAATGGAAGTGGTGTCATCGTCGAATGTCATCGATGCTGCCGGGAATTCCATCTTAGTGGGGAGCTTCACGTATTTGTTGTACGAGCGCAACGTTTCGACGGCAAATGAGGGTTTGGGGTGATCGATTCGCTTCAACTGGGTGTACATGTTACCGTTATTGAGGAATTTCTTGAGGTTGGTTACTGCGATCCCGTCCAGGAGAGCATCCTCATTTACATGGAATTCAACCATATAGGTGTATTTCTGCCTGGGAACCATCAGTGGTCTCAGGTTGACACGCTCAGATGCATAGTTCATAAACGGAAAACCGCCTACTATTCCGTGAGTTGTGTCACCCTGTCCCGGAGATGCAGCATTATTGGCGCTGTCATCATTCTTTTTCTTCTGGCGGAGAATCTTGGTTTGGACAAAACTCTGTAATTCGTCTAATGCACCCATTAAGTTGGTTCCCAATTTTTCAGTATTAGTAAATATATTTACTCCGATATTATTAATAAAATGAGGATACTATGAAAATCGAAGTTAGAAATGGTAATGTTGAACGTGCATTGCGTAAATTAAAGAAGAAAATGTTCGATGGCGGCACGATCAAAGAGTTATCTGATCGTCGATATTTCACCAAACCCTCCGAAGTCAAACGGCTCAAGAAGAAAGAAGCTATCCGTTTGAATCAGCGTGCTATTAAGAAAGAACAACTCAAGCAGTTACAACACAAACGCTAATAAGAAGGGCTCCCGAAGGAGCCCCGCAACCTGCACGAAGGTTGATTTGATTAGAAGTTGATTCCGAAGCCTCCGCCCGCACCACCAACACTCAGACCAAACGAACCATTTCCGATGGATACACCACTGTCGCCGATGGAAATGTTGAATCCACCTGCACCAGTACCGGATGAACCAACACCTTCCTGGGACTGAATCTCGTCGGTGTGACGATATGTGCCCATACGGATGCCGTTCTGGTCGAATGCGATAACGTTGTCGTAACGAATCGTAAGTTCGATTTCCATTGCGTTTGCGTCTTCGTAGGTCATTTCACCCAGGTTAACGCTCTTGATCCAGCAACCAGCATACGAATATTTCTGGATGATGTTAGGATCAGCCGCAGTACCACCGGCGCTTGCGCCACCAGCCAGTACGTCAAGGTCGAGTTCGAACTTGTAGTTCTCACCAGCCCTGGACATGGTTTGATCAAAGAAATTCTGCTGCTTGGACACCTGATTCTGAACCCGGCGCATGGCTGAGTTGGTGATGTCATCAAACAAGGTCAGTGTAAGCTCACTCCACTCACCACGAGTAGCAACATATACCGTGGACACGTAGGAGTAGATGGACTGCTCTTCGAATGACAGCTCCGGGCGACCGATCCTGCGGGTCTGGCGGGTCATATCATAAGGAGCGGGCTCACGACCCATTCCGAAGTTGAAAAACAACGTGCGGTATCTGTTGCTGAAAATTGGTTGCAATACAGCGGAGCGGTCTCCGTTAAGACCTGGAACACCGAAATTTGCGAGACTGTTGACTGTCATTGTAATTATTCTCCACTAAACACTCTTGTAAGGATTATTTACCCTGTGTAGAGTATTTAGGGGGAGAAGTTGGGCTGTTTTCTAATCCATCATGTAAATCGAGCTGATAGACTCACCAGAATGTGCCCTTCTCACTGTTTCTCCAAGGCTTTCAGCCATCGAGACGACCCGGATTTTACTGCTTCCAGCGGCTTCTTCACTGAGTGGGATGGTATCCGACACCACCAATTCTGTGAGGACCGACCCTTCGATGTTCTCGACGGCTTTCCCAGATAGTACCGGGTGGGTACAGTAAGCCGACACGCCAGTTGCCCCATTCTCTATGAGTGCAGCCGCACCCTTGCATAATGTCCCACCAGTATCGATCATGTCATCCACCAGGATGCAGTGGTTTCCTTCAACGTCACCCAGGACGTTCATCACTTCGGACACGTTCGCTTTGGGGCGACGTTTGTCGATGACTGCCAGATCAACATCCAGCTGCTTGCCTACCGACCGGGCTCGCTCAACACCACCAGCATCCGGGGATACCACCACCACATTATTGGTGAAATACCGATGGTATATGTCTGCGGTGAACCGGGTGGATGCACTAACATTTATAAACGGGATATCGTACATTCCTTGAATCTGGGCGGCGTGAATATCCACGGTGATGACGGCATCGACTCCGGATGCCTGGATCATATCAGCCACAACCCTGGCGGAGATAGGCATCCTGCGGAATTTAGGACGACGGTCCTGGCGGGAGTACCCCAGGTATGGAATGACAGCAGTAATGGACCTTGCCGAGGATCGCTTCACGGCGTCTGCCGTGAGGAGCAGTTCCATGAGATTGTCGTTGACCGGGGCACAAGCTGACTGGATGATGTAGACATCTTTCCCACGAACAGAATCGAATATTTCAACGGAGATTTCCCGATCACTAAACACCGTGATTTCCGCACTAGCCAACGACTTCCACTTATTTTTCCCACACGATTGTCTTGATATCTTGTCTGCCAGCCCCGGAATAGAAGTACCGGCGATAATAACCATGTCATCATCAGATGTCATTACGTGCGTGCCCCTTTAGTCGCAAGTTTTACCGTAAAAGAAATAGGGAATAGCGTTTTCTATATTCCACCTTATAATATCAGTTTCGTCTGATTTCTTCAAGTGTCCGATGATGGTTTTTATCACATCATTATGGGTCACTAACAAAACATTTTTATTGTCATCAACCAGCGGGAACACTGTTTCCTTGAGGAATGGTATAAGCCGCTGTTCCACATCCTGTAAGGACTCGCCCTGTGGGGGAGCTTCGAAATAATCCCGGTTCCACAGTTTGTATTTCCTGGGAGGGAGGGCTTTCCTGACTTCAGGGTATGGGGTACCTTCGAGAGAGCCGTAAGATCGTTCCCTGAGTTCCTGGACCAGTTCCATTTCCACATTATCTGAGAAGTTGTTAGTCGCCAGCACTATATTGGCGGTATCCTGACATCGCTCAAGGTCCGAGCAAAACACATAGTCAATATCATAGTCAGCCAAGCTCCTACCGGCATCGGTGGCTTCTTCCCTTCCGGCTTCTGACATCAAGTGGTTAACCTGCCCGGAAACTATGTTGTCCTCCTGGGCTACAGAAGAACCGTGACTGAGTAAAATTAGCATATTGGTATTTCGTAAATCCTCGGTGTGTTGATTTCTCTATCATTCCATAATTTATTCATGTTGGTGAAGAACGTTTCTGTCAACTTGGATTTCTCAATCAGTTGATCCATATAGAGTTCTATGGAATTCCTTGCGTTATCCCCGGAAATATATTGTTCCAGGAAATCGGTGAATGGGATGTAATCCCCTTCAAATCGGCGATCCTCGATAGTGTCGGTATCGTTTGTGATATTGTACCGGATTACTCCATGATTTTGAATTACATCAGTTTCTTCGTAACCGACACCGACATCTGCTGGGGCTGGACTGATGATACTTTCGGCAAATAGTTCGAATGCGATATTATGCTTTTTCAGCTTTATCTGAATGTATTTACGTTTTCCCATCCCAGAAAAAGGAGTACCTTCCAGGGGGACAGCCCCGTCAAGTAGTTTGGCGAACGAATTCAAACTCTTCAGCTCGGGTGGCTTATTTTCTTCTATACCACCAGATTCTGTTATCATAATATCTTCCAATTTATCCGCCCCAATTAAAAAGGGGTATGATCTTAATATGATCACACCCCTTCAATTTTTCAATACCTATCTCAGATTAGAACGGGAATTCGTCACCGGTGCCAAGTATTGTGATCGGTACAAAGATGAACTCGATGCTCTTCGCAGGCTTGATAGCCACGTCAACATACAGTTCATTCTGGTCGATTGCCGACGGAGGATTGTTAGCCTCGTCACAACGTACTGCATAGTCGAACAGAGCACGAAGGGATTTAAGACCAGCAAGATACCTTTCGGTAACAACCGTTGCAGAGCGACGGGTGACCGGATCGTTGATCTCGAACAGGAACGGCTCCAGGAGACGGGTAAGGTCGTACTTCATCTTGGCGATGAGGCGGGCGACGTTTACACGGTCAAGGGCAGAAGCGGTTGCTGCGTTGGTCTTCTGACCAAAGACAGTCAAACCACGGTTCGGGATGAACGCAATCGGGTTGATGTTGTTCTCATAAAGAACGTCACGCTGAGACTTGATCAGCTGCACTGGCACGTACTCGCCATCATTGTTCAGGTAACCAACAGAACCAGCATTGTCAACACGACCACGTGTGTAACCAGCAGGCGGGAACCAAGGTGCAGAAACCTGATCGCTGTAAGCCATAGTGCGCATCATGAAGTGTGAAGGCGGAACGAACACGTCGTTGCCGTCAACGTTGGTGGAGATACCCCAGGGGTACCAGAAACCAGCGTATACGGACGGGGCAGAAGCAAAACCATCTTCACCGGTGGATACAACGTTATTAGCGTTGGTGATCCATTCAGCTGCGGTAACTTCACGACCAGTCGGGATGCCATTCGGAATCATGAACTTCGGAGTATCGGCAACGATGAAGCTAACTTCGTTGTTGTCGGTGTTCAGAGCATTCATCTCGTCATACAGTTCAGGGTAACCGGGACTGGTGATGAGCTGGAAATAGTTCACTTCGGCACGAATCTCGTCGTTGACCACCAGGGATGACTGCATCTTCTCAACAACGATTTCACGCTGTGAGCGGCGACCGAAAGTGTCACCAGTTGCGGGAGCCCAGTAGTTGCCAGTCTCGGAAACCACGCTGTAGGTAGAACCATCAAAGGTGACCGTAACGGCCTCGAATGTGGGATCATAAACCTTGACGGTGTTGCGGGTCTGAGACTCGCCGGTGTTCATCCAGTAGGTACCGTTCACCACAGCGGACGCATTCGGGTCATCAGACTGAATAAGAACAGCACTGGTGATATCGCCCCAGATGGCACCGTCCCAGCGTTTGATCACTGGCCAGTTGTCAATGTTGTCGGCGGTTGAGATGTCAACCCAGATAGCACCAACGTTCGGGAACGCAGGAGCGGAGCCGGAGATAACTTTCTGCAACGCAGTCGGGTTTGACACGGTGGTGGTTTCAATAGGAACCCACTGGTTGCCATAACCGTAATCTGTACCTTCAACATACAGACCGAAAGTAGTAATGTTGTCATCGAACCAATAGGTACCAGTTGCTGGCTCACTAACCGGAGCATCGTTCTGTACAAAAACTGGAAGTGGGATGAACTCAAGACCAGTGCCGACATAAAGCGGGCGGGCACCAGTGATGTTGATGAATGAAACGTCTTCCCAGATAACACCTTCGTTAGGAACCGGCATCACAGTATCACGGATGATAGCCTGGGTAATCCAGACGCCATCAGCGGCACGGAAACGGGTCAGCTGTAAGTTGGTTCCACCGGCAGAAGAAGTTGTCTTGTACCAGAAGTCACCAACGTCAGGAGTAACCGGACCAGTTTGGGAAACATGTAAGTTGGTTGTTGCACCGTACTCAGCCTGAAGCTCGGCATCTGAGGCTACGTGCCACACGCCACCATTCTTGAACTTGATAGCACCATCGGCATTCGAGTAGTCAAACGCCCAGTCACCATCTACACCATCTACTGACGTAGGGGTGGTGGTGTATACTGAGAAAGGAACTGCCTGCCAAGTTGCACCAACCAAGCGGAAGATACCACCAACCACTGCATCTTCATCGATCCAGTAAGTGCTGTCCGGGGGAGGAAGAACTGGCTCGACATCAGTGGTAACGAGCTGACCGAGGTCGATGTCTGCACGTATAACATATGCCCTGCTTCCCTGTCCGAGGAAAGAGTGAGCTGAAAGAAGACCGTATTCATTGGTCTCGTCGCCGTTTACGGGGTCACCGTCGGCAGTTACGAACACCGGGTTGCCATAATTCTGAAGCAGTTCACGCTGCGAAGAAACTACCCGAAGTTTATTAGATTCTGTAGTACCAGGAGCGGTTCCGGAACCATCAGGAGTAATTTTATTTGCCCTGGTTGCAAATACAAACAGCGGCACTGTTTGGGGACTCGGTTCACTGTAGATGGACTGGTCATTTACTGTTACCGATACTGAAGGAGACGTGGCCATATTATTTTTCCTATTGACATTTGATTAAGCTCGTATTATATTTAGTTATCATTGGTAAATAAGTAGTAAGTTTTAATACATCAACGAAAACATGTGGATTTGTAATGTGAAAAAATTAACAACTGATGAGTTTATAAAAAAAGCAACACACGCTCATGGTGAAAAATACGATTATTCAAAATCCAAATATATTAATAGTAGAACAAAAATATCTATTACATGCCCGGAGCATGGAGATTTTTTACAGGTGCCGAGTGCACACATCTATGGTTCACATGGTTGTCCATCCTGTAATGGTGGTGTTGATCACACACTTGATATTTTCGTAGATAATGCTAATAAAAAACATGGACATAAGTACGATTATTCCAAAGCGACATATACCAACTCCGCCACCAAAGTAGATATAATATGCAACGACCACGGTATGTTCAGCCAACGTCCAGTAGATCACCTTCATGGGCAAGGATGCCCCAGGTGTGGTAATGATAAAAATAGAAAAGATAAAGAATTCGTACAGCGGGCTAACACAATCCACAATAATAAATATGATTATTCAAAAGTAGAATATCACCGGGTTGATGAAAAAGTAATCATCACGTGTCCGATCCATGGAGATTGGGGAACCAAACCAAGCACACACTTATCCGGTCATGGGTGCCCAAAATGTGCACACCCACATATGTCACGTGATGAGTTTCTTCAGAAAGCCTTTGATGTGCATGGACCAAAATATGAATACAATAAGGTGAAACTATTAAGTTCAAGGGATAAAATAATCATAACCTGTAGTAAACATGGAGATTTTAATCAGAAGACCGGATCGCATCTTTCCGGTAGTGGGTGTCCGGAGTGTCAACACGACAAGAGAAGACTAACCACGGAAATTTTCATAAAACGCTCAAAGATGAATCATGATATAGAATACGACTACTCTAAAGTCATTTACACCAACTCACACCATCACGTAACTATCATATGCCCAGACCATGGTGAATTTCAACAAAAGGCATACCAACACTTGGAGGGGAAAGATTGTAGACTTTGCAAATACGTACAACATCCAGGTGGATACAATAACAGAATATTTAAACATCACCCCGAACTAGCACAAAGGAAAGGGATATTTTATATCGTACAGTTTACCTTCCCGGATGAGGAATTCGTAAAGATAGGGATAACGATTCATAACGCCAGGACTAGACTGAGCTATAACAAAGTAACCCTTAAAGTATTGGCAGAATTACCCATGTCCGTAGAAGATGCATTCCATCGGGAACAAGCGATACTCAATAATCCGGATTTCAAAAAATATCAGTATACACCAAAAAATATAAAATCCGGTGTTACGGAATGTTTTAAAATGGACGT